AACATACACCACTGGTCAACCTCATTTTTGCTTTCCATTGATATTGATTTTCTTTCTCCCAGATTGTTAGGCAATATAAAATTTGTCCAGTATAAATGTATGCCTCTTTTTTGGGCCGGAATTAAAGGTGTGTAAAATGGGATGACATTTTCAACTACATATTTTCCATTAAAATAATGTTTTAGAAATATGATTTCCTCGTAAAGTTTAAGATCTGGAAAGACTGGCTTGTGATTGCTTGTTTCACTTTTTCTTGCACCAAATGCGGCTCTTGAATGTGATGGGCAAGGTGGCGAACTCCATATGAAATCAAATTCACGATAATGGTCAAGCAAATATTGATGAGCATCTGCAACAATGACTGTGTCGTTTGGGAATCTTTCTTGATACATTTTAGCCAAATATGGGTCTAATTCAATTGCAGTAACATCACAATCTGTCCATTTGTATCTATTGCCTCCAAGACAAGCATATAAATTTAATACTTTCATAATTTAGTTTTAGTGAATTAAAGGCCGGATTTTACACCGGCCCATTATATTTAAAATGGTAATCCATCATCTTGCAATTCAACTATATTTACTTCCTCACGATCTGGCATCTGTTGTTGAGCAGTTAATGATGATTCTGCCTTGTCAATTTTCCAGCCATTTATGTTGGCAAAGTATCGACCCTTCCATTCAGCACCTCTTAAATTGATTCCTATTTTGACAAAGTCACCAATAGTAAAATTGTTTAGTAGCGATGTTTTGTCTTGTGTGAATTCAACTGGGATTGTCTGTGGGTATTGTTCGTCTGTCTGGACAACCACTAATCTTTTTTTGAATTCTTTTGTTCCGACTGATTCTGTTTCGTTTAATACGATGATTTTTCCTTGTACTTCCATTTTACTTTTTTGTTAGTGCCTCTTTTACAGATGCAGATAGTTGATATTTAGTTTCGATAGTTGATAATTCACCACCACCAGCAAGATAGTCAATTGCTTTTTTGTAAGCATCTGTTCCCTCAACCAAGAATGGTTTTGTTTTTGGCTCATTTGAGTGATTGTTTGTTGCATCTGCATCCGCAGTATCGTCAATCAATAAAAGGTTGCCTAATGCGTATTTCTTTGCGTATGATGATGCAGAACCATATCGTTGTGGCATTGCCATTCCTTTCTGTTCCAAGTCAATTCCGACTACTGATTGACAATCAATGCTGGTTAAACTATCGCAATCAAATATCGTAGCAACTGATGCCATTATAGGAGGATTTGCATTGATTAAAGTCTCATTTATTGTGAAATAAACATTGTATTTTTTGTTCATTGGTTTGAGTGCCTCCAGAATATCCTCTGCACTTCTGAATTTGTAATTACCAAATTTATTAAACTTGGATTTTTCTGCTTTAAATTCGATTTGAATTCTGCTTAACTTTTCCGATAGATGCATCGGTGTTGGCTCATTGATTGCCATAATTGTTTTGCTCATTTTTAAGATTTTTTAAGTGTGTAATTAAAATTATTCATAAATTGATAGTAATGTGCCATTCCATTTGAAACAACCTCTGCATCGATAACCTCGATGTTCATCGTTAGTCTTTCATTCTCGTCCATTAGTCTTGAATTCTCAATTCTTAATGCCTCATTTGACTGGCTTAAATAGTTTACCAGTTCCTTTGTACTCCAGTTTTCATTTTGTCTGCTCATTTTGTTTTTGTTTTAGTGATTAAATATTGATTAAAGTTCGAATGATAAAATAGGATGCTATGATAAGACCTATTTTGATTTGTGTTTTTGCTTTCATTTTAGTGTTTTAGTGATTAATATTTGACAAAGATATAAACATTTTTTTAATATCAAAATAAAAAGTAAATTATTTTTAAAAAAAAATTCCCCACCATTACTGATGAGGAATCCAAGTTCACTAAAACTTAACCAATTATGAAACTATTAATCATTACAAAGATAGTTTATTTATTTCTTTTATTTTAATATCATACTGTATTTTTTTTGCAATTAGTTCCTCCTTTGTGAATTTATGGTTTCTCTTTTCGTTGCTTTCGCTTTCTAACTTGTCAACAAATTCAATTCCATATCTTGAAATAAGACCGGATCTATATTGTAATTCATTACCATTCAAAAAACGATTGCATTTTCTGCATTGTTTGTGACAATTTCTCTCATCGAATATCAATCCAGAAAATAATTCGGCTTTAAAGTAATGACCACCGTCAAACAAATCTGTTTCTTTCACACCACAACTGATGCAAGGTTGTTTATCGTCACGCATTCTAACCCACTTTTGAAAAGATTTCTTTGCATATGCCTCATATTGTCCCAAAGTTTTTAAATTGTCTCTTAAAATGGCTTTTTCTGCTTTCCATTCTTTTGCCTCTTTCTCTTTTTGTTTGTCTTTTGAAAGTTGGATGGCACACTTATAATCACAAGTTTGCTGATTGAATCTCTCCAGTACAAACTTTTGTGTGCAGACCTTACATTTTTTTAGTTTAATTTCTTTCATCTGACATATGTGGGTTTGGAATTAATCCGATGTAATCATTTTTTAATAATTCATAATAGTAAATCGGAATCCCTTTGTATTCGTGAATTCCATTGTTCCATAATTGGGAACAACAAAAAGCATATTTATCCAAACTATATTTAGCACCTTGCTTTACTAATATTTTATCCAATTGCTTTATAAATTCTTTGTTATCTTTCATTTTAATTCAGATTTTAATTTTTCCAAATACAAACAGAAATCCATTGCCTCTTGTTGTGCGTGATTTATCCATTCTAATGCACTCAAATCATCTCTGTCTAATGTAACACCGTATTTTTTAATACCTACTTCAGAACGTTCTAAAAATTGATTTATTAAACTTTCAACAATACTATCTTTCATATACTTATTTATTACTATATTATTATTCTACTTTGAAGATTAGAGTTGGTGAGTAAGCAGAGGAAGCCTAATGGAAAGACTGTTTTCACGTCAATCCAGAAATGATAATTTTTCAATCATTCCTTTCTTTCTCTGCTTGATTCTACTTTGTGAGACCATCGTAGTTTCGTTTCGCAGTTGTACCAATAGAAGCCCATTTTAGTACTTTAAACACAAGCCAAATTGTTGTATTGCCCTCTTAAATTCTCGTGTCGATTGCTTTATAGGTAAAACAAGAAACCCTTAATCAAAGAGGCTGAACAATCTTTGTTAAGGGTTATATTTCGACATTCAAAATGGCTAACCTATTTCATCAATAGGTGTTCAGCCAAATTGATATGCCAAAATTAAATAGTATTATTAGAATAAAAAAACTATTTCTGAATTAGTTATTTAAAATTTTATAATAACATTGGAATGACCATTGGCAATGTACCTTTGTTGAGCAATACGCCACAACCTATTGCTGGTTTTTTAAAGTTCTTTCCGTATTCCATTGCATACGTTTTATGGTCTATTCCACAACCAACTTGCATTCCAAAGATTCGAAAGTTCTTTCCAACAATATACTCAACGTAAAAGTCTGAATGCAAATGACCTTGAATCTGGCTCTGTAATTCTTTTTTCATTTTGGCTCTTGCAGTTCCTCCCTCACCGTGATTGATATTGATGTCAAATATTTCCACATTTTCAACGAAATTCCAATTCGGTGTACCAAGAACATCCTTGTATTCTTTTATCCAACGCTTTGAAACACCTCCAGAGAATGCTTTTCTATAAACCAACCTATCGTGATTTCCAATTATAACATCTGCCTCTGGGAATACTTTGTAATATTTTTGGATTTCATTTATAGCCAAGTCTAATTCGTCACCAGCACTCAAACCATCTGGGTCACTTTCGTGATATGACGAGAAATGATTGTCAACCAAATCCCCAATAAAGATAACCCGACCACATTTGAACTTCTCTTGCTGAATTCTACAAAATAAAAGATATTCTTTCAGATTGAATGGTGTATGCAAATCGCCTATTATAAGCACGTTGTTTGCATCGCCATCCAAATAAGGTGTTATGACATCATCCAAGTCATTTTCGTGCTTTAATCGACTGATATGCTTTCGAAGACTTTCAATGTCTATTGCATCATAATCATCTGAAATAAGTCTTGCAATTTTGGTTGGTGAATTATGATTTCCAAAATGCTTAACTATGTCGAACTTTAAAAAATCATATTTGCCAGACATTTATTTTGTCAATTTATGAGCAAACATTTTGATGATTGTCGATGGCTTTAAAAATCGACTGATAAATCTTAATATACGACCAGCATTTGTGGTTGCATTACTGTCCGAGTAAGCAGTTGCTCCAGCATCTAACAATTCAACAATCGGTGCTGGTATTTTTTCCAAACCTTTTAAATTTGAAGCACTTTCTTTTAAATCATTAATTGAACTCGTTACTGTGTTTAAATCTGCCATTTTTATTTTATTTAAAATTTTCATAAACTGTTTTGTTTGATTTGTTTTTTCTTGCTTTTAAAACTTGCCCTCTGTTTTTAGTTGATGAATAGGAAACGTGAACCCAAGCCGGATTTTTGTCTGTTCCAAACTCATAAATTAACTGGTCAAATTTTAAATTCTTTTTGATGTACTGAAAAACCTCAAAATTGCTTGGTTTTCCTTTGTCACCCATATCAATGTCCATTGCTTGACCAGCACAATGCTGACTTGTAATTGAGCCTTTAATGGCATTATTCAATACAAGACCTCTGTACATACTGCTCACATAAATTGGTGCGTTAAAATGCTCACGAATAGGCTCAAAAACCTTTTCTGCCAATAGTTTCATATTTTCTACAACTGACTGATTAGGATTGTTGTTTACTATTCCTAATTTGTCTGCAGTATCGGAATGGGTACACTCCTCAAATGTTAAATGTTTACTTATTTGCATCCTCTTTTTTTGTTAAAATTTTATAAATCATTATTCCCGTATACACTATTGACATTGCCAAAAGCAAAAGTTTCATTGTACTTTCAATGCTCGTGAATGAAAGACCAAAAATCGCCCCATTTACTGCATATACTTCTATATTTTTACTGCTCATTGCTATTCTGTTTATTTAAGTATTCAAGCATCTTTTGGATGTTTACATCTTTGACCTTATAGATTGACGATGTCTTTACCTTTTTAGGCTCTTTTGCTTTGATTTGCTTGTTTATTTTCATTGTCTGGTATATTCTTATTTCTTATTCAAAATAATGCCATAAAAAGCCTTATTTAAAGCACCCAACCAATTGGGTTTGGATTAGTATCTGGGAACATATTGTCATTTGCATTCTGAAAATACTCTGGAAATTTACTCGATGCAAATATTCCCATATAATCCACGAATCTTTTGGCATAAAAGTCTGCAAATGTTCGGTGTTTCTGTACCAATATATCAAGTTCCTCTTTTGAAACATTTTCAGAGTTCTCACTTCGATGTTTGAAGACTCCTCCATTACGGATCTGGTAATTCGCAAACGGTAAATAGTCAATAAGAGAAAAATGTATGAGCATAGGTTGCACGTAATCTGTAACCAAATCCAAATAATCACCGGTCAAAGTCGATGTATTTATTTTGGTAGTAATAGCATCATATAATTTTGTACCAAGATAATTCTGCACGTGCATCTGCTGGGCAATCTTGATAAAATTAATAAACAAATCTGTGTCCACATTCCCATTGAGGATTGAATTCGATTTTAAATCTTTCGGTGTTATGAATAATGTTGTTGCCATATCTTATTTTCTGTAATTTGGATGGTGACCACTATCTGGCATATCTGCTGGAGCAATTTGTGCATTGTCCCATCCTTTTGGTGATGGATTATATCCGGCAATTGAACTCACTTCCTCGCTTGATGCCAACGATTTGTCTGCATATGGTGTGCCATCTGTTTTTGTCTTTAATCTGTAAAGATTCTCATTCCAGTAATGACCACAATTGACACCGCCCTTAAATTCGAACAAAGAATAATTCTGACCTTTATGACCAAATGAGTTGTTTACACCAGCAAAAGATGCTTGGTCAATATCCTCTTTGCGATATACAACACCTTTTGATGTTCTATTCATCATATTAACGCAGAAATTTCTTGAGTTGCCACTATTGTACTTTTCAGAGTATTCGTATCGCACTTTGTAGGTGTCTTTGTCCAAAGAACTTTCTGCACTTGGGTTTGATGTGATAAACTCTTTCAGATTGAATCCTTTTTTTGGTTTGATGTGAATCTTTGCCCATTCGTCAATCGATGAATTCTCGGCATTGTATTCTCTTTTATCCACAAGTTCCCATTCGTCACTCACAACCTCCCCATCAAAAGAATCAATGTCAAAATGCTCGTGTTCCTCACTCAATGTTTGTGTGATTGTATCAACTGGCTCAATTTGTGGAATAGTTGCTTTCAATCCAACCAAAGAACGAATCTCATCGGCAGTCATCGATTCCAAAACTTTGTTTGCAACAAGTGGCGAAAGTGAATTAATACCATCAATGATTGAATTTGATTTCTCTGTAACTGTCAATTCATTGTTTGCATCCAATGGTTGAAGAGTTTTGAAATAAAGATTCAAACTTATGTTGTTGACTGCTAAAATTTCATTGAAATATTTGATTAGTAGATTCTGGAATGGTCTTATAACTGTATTTTCCATAAGTATGGATGCAGTTAGTAATTCGTCTGCATTGTTTCCAAAACCAGAGTTGTCTTTAATTCCCAAAAGCATAGGCGAAATGATACGATGTCCAACCATAATTTTTCGCATCGTTTCATCTGCCAAAAATTGGTATTGATTATGAGCATCACTCAACTGAACTGGGTCTATTGTAGCACCATAGTTGTTTGAGTCATTAAATGATAGGATAAACCGACCGGCGTTCGATGTCCCGCTAAATTTGTTTTGTATATTTCGTTCAATATCTCTCTGCTCGGATTCGGTCGGTGTCCCATTATTGAAATTTATTAACATCGAAGGCGACATACCTTGTAAAATGTTGTTTAGATGGTAGTTAGACACCTCTTCCTCGATTTCACAGTACTGCAAACAACCTTGAAAATCTACTGGACTATAATAGTAAAACCCAGTTTTGTAAGGCTTAATGTAAAGAATTTCCTCGCCTCCATTTCCATATCCAAATGCTGGAATTTCAGTAGGTTTATTTGAGCGATTTATCTTTGTCCAATCATCTGCATAAAAATACACCTCAATTTCGCCATCCTCATTGCATTTTCCAGACCTTAATGTTTCAACCGGAAAGTGATTGCACTCAACTATTCTTGATTTGTCGATTGAGTAAACAAGTTGTACTGCACATTGACCCATTGCTTTTAAATCGTAGCATAGTCTTTCAGTTGTATCGTTGTCAAACAACAACATTGCTTGTGCATAGTCTTCTGGTTTAAGTGCTTTGTCACTTGCATCAAGACCTTTACCGAATATCATCTGACTGATTCCGTTTACAATTGCATTGTTCGTTGGTGATCCATTAATTCTGTCTTGTAAGTAACCGAAATAGTTGTTGTCTTCACCGTATGAAACCCACTCTTGATTCTTTACTTCGACAATCTTTGGCGATGTATAAGTTGCAAGATTTATGACTCCTATGCTTCCAGTATTATTCTTTTTCTTTTGTGTCATATTGTTATGTATGAATTATTATCAATCGATGTGGATGTGTATTGACCATTATTGATTGAATAACTGCTTTGTGATTGATTTGTGACAAAAACTCTGTCTTTGTATATTACTACATTACTCACGTTAAAATAAGCCTTTAAAACGTAGAAAGTGTTTTCTTTTAAGAATGACAAATCTGTACTTCCTACTGTATAAATGTCATTTGTTGATGTTCTTGTAGTTGCAGTTTTAGTTGTTACTTCCTTTGTTGTTTCATTTGTAAATTCCAAACGAATACTGTTTCCACTCAAATCAACTTGACTGATTGGAATGATAGGAAATGTTTGTGATGCAGATGTCGTTAATATAATCATAACAATATAACGAGTATTTATATTTTTTTGTAAAAAAAAAGCACCCAACGAATTGAGTGCTTAATTTGACCGAGTAATTTCTCAATCCCTTTTTTTCAACGCATCCCTACGCTGGTGTTATCTGTGTTGGAGTTGCACCTCCAGCAATTTTAGTTGTAACCAAAGTAGAAGTCACGAACTGTGCCATTAAAGGCTCTTCGGCAGTAATGGTTAAACTGTAACCATTCAAATCTCCAAGTGCCACTCCAGTTGAAATTGTTCCATTGGTAGTCGTTCCTCTTGTCATACCTACTGCAAGGTAGTTTCCGTTATTGTCTTGTACAAAAACGTGAGGACGAGTTGCAATTAGTTTTGCAAGTTCTGCTTGTGTTGGTGCATCAAGTTTGGTCAATACCAAAGTCAATGATTGAGCAAAAAATGTTGTTCCATTGTCATCACTTGATGTGATTGTTTGTTCTAATCCAGATGCACTTTTTACATCATATTGATAAAGAGTGTAAGTTGTTCCACTAAATGCAGTTACTATCCCCGCAGTTATAGTTGCAGTTCCAAGTGTACCGTAGTCTGCAAAGAATACTTTTTGAATTCCTCCAACTGCATCCTTACACGCTAATTTTCGACCAGTAGTCATTAAACAAGCCATATGTATATATTTTTAAAGTTAATAAAAAAAAGGGGTTGTTACACCCCTCTTAAATTTAGGCGATACCGTAAGTTACAGAATCAGCACCGATTCCAACTTGAAGACCTCTTGTAAAACGTGCAATAAATCTTACATTTTTACTTCCGTCAATGTCAGCCATATCAATAGTTTGAACTAAATTTTGGTCATCTTGTAAACCAAACCCAACGAATAAGTTAGAAATAGTAGTTGCTACCATTGTGTTAGCTGGTAAACCATTTGCAACGAATATTTGAACACCATCAAAATTCAATGCAGTTCCGTTTTGATACCATTGGTTACCTTGTGCATTAACACCGTTTCCACCTAATCCAGATGAACCAAATCCACCCAAAAATCTTACGTATGCTTTTGCTACGTTTTGAGAAACAAATATTCTCAAATCTTCAGCACCATATAAAGCAGATGGTATTGCATCAACAACACGACCCATTTCAGTTTGTACGTTTGATGAAGTAATTGTTAACGGTGTAGTGATTACAGATGAACCATCAGTTTTCAATAATTTTCCAAGACCAGTTGTAGCATTCCACAAGAAATTTTCTGTGTCCAAAGCGATGTCTTTTAATACTTTTGCAATAAAGAAATCAGAGAAAGATGCTGGAAGCACATCAAATGAACTATACCCCATCTCTAAAGCAGACCAGTCGCTTTCAAATGGTGTTTTGCATAATTGTAAGTTAACTTGTTTTTCTGCTACTGTTAGAACTTTGTCAGACAAAGTAACAACTCCAGTATCAGTGAAATCGCAAGTTGCATCTGTTACTAATCCAGAAATAACTGCTTTCTTTAAAGTTGTTTTGTATTTTACGTTAGGAATTACAGTAACTCCATTGTTTGCAATTGTGTTTGCACTTAATACTGCGGCTGCGATATATTTACCAGCACTTTCTCCAGCATAATTTGTTGTGATTGTAGGTTGATTTGCCATTGTTTTTTAATTTTTATTTTTTAATTTATATTTAGTTTCCAGATAACATTGCAAAAACTCTTGCTTGTGTTGCTGACGTGTTTGGAGCAACTTTTACCTCGCTCATTTTTACTTTCTCTCTTGGTTTGTGAATTGTTGGTTTGGTTGCTGAAACGCTTGAAAGAGTTTCTTTCATTTCAGTTTGACCACCAGCCAATAAATCAATCATTGCTTGTAATTCATCAATCTTTGGTTGTACTGCCTCCATTACTTTGGCAATTACTTCCTCAATTGTTGGAGGAACTTCTGCTAACTCTTCAACGATTGTTTCTGTTGGAGTTTCTTCAACTACTTCAGTTGATAATTCCTCTTCAACTATTTCAGTTGATGCACTTGCCAATTCGCCAATGACTCCGATTTCTGTCACATATAATTTTGTGCCATCTGCCATCACATATTCGCCAACTTCAAGTGGTGTTTTGTTGTCGCCATCAATTGCAAAAATTGGCTCACCAACTGCAAATGAATCTGCCTCAACTACTGTTCCGTTTTCAAGTGTTTGTTGTTCCAATTCTATTTTTTTGGAAAGCAACGCATTGATTCTGGAAAGAATGTCTGTGTTTTTCATATTATTAATTTTTTTTGAATTCATTATTATAACGAAATGTTATATTTTTTTGTATTTTTCAATTATTCAAAATGTACATATTGCACATATTCTGGAATCTCATCCTCTGAAATTTCAAATAAATCTGAATGATTTACTATTGAGGGATGGTCTTCTAACTCTCCAACATAATTGTCTAAATTTACTATTGTGTAGCTATTTGTTCCTACTGAATTGATTTGTCTTATATGTCTCATTATGTAAAATATTGTAAGGTTAAATGTACCGCTCTTGCACCAATTGCAGATGAGTATGCTATTACAAACTCATATCCAGTATTTGCAGAATTTCTTCTTAAGAATGTAACCCTCGCTAAACTCGCAACCGCTACTGTTGTTGTATTAAACATACCAGTACCATAATAAAGAATATCTAATGCTCCAGTAAATCCAGTTGGACTCAATGGAGTTGGCATATCAGTTGGCAATGAAATAGTAACTTGTGTAATACTTCCAGCAGTAACGTAACTTAAATTTACTCTTACAGTTACCAAACTACCGACTTGATTCCATTTATATGTATTTGCAACGATGCTTGTCGGTGCAGTAGTTGTCCAGATTAATGTTCCACTATATGTTTGCTCTGCCACATCTCTGTAAACTTGTGCAGTTGGTATTGCACTTGCATTTGTGTTATTTGCTAATATTGAATATGAAGATTGAACCGCACTCCCTATCACTAAATCACCAGCACCAACCAAAGTATTTCCGTTAATAGATTTGATGTTTACAGTACTCACAAGTGTGTCTTGTTTTGATGTCGCTAATCCACTGTATTGAGTGTTTGTGGCATTGTCACCAGTATTGTTTCCGCTTAAAGTTGTGATACCTAACTTTGATTTTATTAATGTATCTGTTAATGCTTTATTTTTCCAAAGTTGTGTAGCACTTTCATATTGCAAAAAATCTTCATTTGCTTCTGCATTTATATATACATTATGAAGTTCATCCAATTCCCAACCATTCATTACTTTCACATAAATTTTACCGTGAATTGAATGTGAATATTCAACATATCCAATAACAACTATGTGACCGTTTGAACCGTTTGGTTTTACATTGGTTACTCTTCCAGCTACACTTGGACTCAAATATAATACATCGCCATCATTCCAAGTTTCTCCTTGCAAACTTCCGCTTGTATTTATTTCTTCTATTTGACCCATCGTTATAATGAATCCCTCTTGATTTGGTGCTATTGATTCAGCAACCAATCCAATTGTATCTGCACTATTTGCATCATTATTGGCTCGTGCTAATTCCACAGATAGCCTTTGACCAGTTGCACCGCTTATTCTAACTGCTTGATAATTTGCTTTTGTTAAGGTAGTGTTTGGACTTACTTTATTTACAATTCGAGCAACTAAATCACTTCCGTTTTTTATAATTACATTCCCTCCTTTTAAAGTAGTTTGCGAAAGACCAGCAGTATCATTCCATTGAGTTGTAGCAATTGTAGGAACTTGCGTCGGCGTTGTGTCTAATGTTATTTGACTCGCACTAATTCCATATTCACCCATATTCAGATTGGCAGTAGCACCAACATAAGGAATGAAATTTTCTGGTGATAAAATAGTGGGTTTATTTAAAATTAAAGCATCTCCAGTTGTAGCATTCCAATCTGCATTTACGTTCACTTCTGCTCCAGTTGCAATTCCATTTAACTTGCTCTTTTCTACTGGCGAAAATAAACCCGCATTTACGGAATCCGATAATGGTATTGTTGCAGAAGTTCCATTGTCGCTTACAACTTGTCCGCTTGAAATTGCTGGAGCATAGCTTAAATTAGTGACTACTAATTGCGATATTTTTACTTTTTTAGTACTTCCTTGATTTACGATAGGTAATACATCGTTAACATCTAACGTACTGACTAAATCTAATTCACTTATTTTCTTATCCATTTAATATAATTTTGTCGTTGTTTTCTTGTAGGATGTAATCACCGTTTTCTTGTTTCAAATAATAATCAACTGCAACAAATGGAACGTATTGAATCACTCCGATTCCTTGTGCTTGTAGTGAACCATCGCAACACTTTCGACTGTATGTACCATCTTCACACAAACAACCTCTATTGCCTCCTTTTGGACTTGTCCAACTTGGCGTCTTGAATGCTTTACTTCTATTTGCCATAATTATCAAACAATGATTTGATTTCTAACAATTGCAAACCAGCCTCAATTTCTGAATCTGTATCATCAACTTTTGACAATGGTAATTTGGCTTTGTCTGCGAAATATCCTTCAATCGAAAATCCTTTCACTTTTTTAGTCTTGATAAATTCATTCCAGATGACATCATTTTCAACTTTGATTGTTCCCATCCAAGTTCCAACTGGAACATTCAAATTGTATAGATTAGATTTGTCCTTTTCTGTACTTTCTACTATCCAAGATTCAACCATTGTCAATCCAGTGATTGCCTCTTTATGTTCAAATGTTGCATTGCCTTGATTTCCATTTTGGAAAAACATTTCCATACATTTCCGGATCGTGTCTTGTGAAAAATAAATGTAATACTCTCCATTTTCCTCGTCTCTTCTATATATCGGTTTATCTGGCACAAGCATTGCACCCATTATGATTCTTTTTTCCTTGCTTACTTCTGCAAAGTGATATTCTTTTTGCTCTGTTTTTAAGGCAATGAAATCCTCTTCGATAGCTGGTGACTCAACAATTGAAATTGCATCAATTCCACTCAACTCCATTTGTTCGTCTATGATAAGTTCGATAATTTTCATAATATTATAACGGTTTTATTATTTTTTTTGGTTATCCTAATGTAGCACTCGAAACGATGTTTCTGTCCAAGCCTTGTTGAGTGGTTACATCGTTAGCCACGACATAAGTTCTGATGGGTTTTTGACCTTGTTGTGCTATTGTTTGAGCAATTGCATTTGTGCTTGATGCTCCTACTACATTGATTGATGGTTGAATTGATTGAGGTGTTGAAATCGATGGTGTTGATATTGCACCAGATGGAACAGATGGTGTTGAACCACCTCCAGATGGTGTCTTTACTGCGAGAATACTTTTCACTGCTTTAAATCCAGTTACACTTGCAGCAATAACCGCTGGAATTGCCATTGGATAACCCAATTTTACACCCGCAGTAATACCTTGATAAGTATTCATTAAAGCACTTGCAACTGCCATAGTTTTTCCTACTGCGGTGTTTTTACCAATTACATCGGATGCCAAATCAAGACTATCTGAAACTGCTTTCATAAGTTCCATTTTGCCTTTTTGTTGTTCCTCATCTATTTTAGTTTCGGCATCAACTGCATCCTTATGGATTTTTACTTTTTGACTTTCAGTTAGATTCTTGTCAGACAATAAAAGTGCTTCACGTTCTAATATTAATGCTTTTTTATTTTCAAAGGAAATCGTTTCATTTTCCAAATCCAATTCAATCATCGCGATTCTTTCCTCGTCTGCTTTTTCTTTTTTTGCAGTTTCCAATTCGGCATTTTGCAAATCAAATGTTTCTTTCAGATTTTTCCTTGCCAGTTCCTTTTCAGTTTCAGTTGCAAAAATAGTTGCCAAATCAAGTTCCAATTGTCTACTGGCATTCTCTTGTGATAGGGCAAGTTTTTCCTCATCAGTAATTGCCAACAATGCCTTTTGCTCATCGTCAAATTTGGTGTTTAATTCCAAAAGTTTTTGAGCGTGAGCAGTTGCCATTGCCTCCTCCTTAAGTTGGAAATCTTTAAGCAATAATGCTTTGGCTTTTGCCTTTTCTTTTTCGCTTAAATTGACCGCATCTAATTCTTTTAATGCTCTCTCTTTTTCAAGTTTTAATTTTTCAGCATCTGTCTTTGCACCTATGTCAAGGATGTCATTCGCATACTTATCCTCGAGTGCTTTTAAGGCATCCAATTGTTGTTTCCTTGCCTCTCTTGCTTTTTCCCTTAATGCCTCCGCTTTTTCATTTGCTTTTTCTTGTGCCTCTCTCCTTTTTTCAAGTGCCTCTTTTTCTGAATCTGTCAATTGCTTTTCACCCTCTCCAAAGGCTTTCATACTTTTTTTGTATGTGTCTCCAGCCTTATCAAATGACCCAGTCACTTTGTCTAATCCAGCAGAAATTGCATCGCCATCAAGTGTAAATACACCTTTCAATATTTGCATCGCACCGCCTCCAGCCTCTTTCAAAAAAGTAAAGTATGCCATCATTCCAGAATACACCATACTAACTGCCTCCGAAACATAAGGCAAGGCTTTCATAGCCAGATCCATAAAAATATCGACTAATGGCTCGACTGCTCTAAATATTCCAAATGTGATTTTTTTCAATCCATCAAACAATGGTTGAATTTTTTTCATTGCACTTTCATTGCCTTGAAATGCAGAAACTAATCCGCCAAGCAATCCGACAAGCAAACCAATTCCAGTTGCTTTTAATGCACCGCTGAAAGTTTGTGTTGAAACTTTTACTTTATTGATTGCACCCCCAAGCATTCCAAGACCACCACCAGCACCCTCAAGACTATCGACCCAGTCGGATGATGTTTTTTTGGCTGACTTAAGTTTGTCCTCCAAGTCATCAATATCGTTGTAAAGTTTTTTGAATTCCTCACTTCCGACTGCGACATTTTTTAATTCACGTTTCAGTTGTTTTAATCCAGCAATTGACTGCTCAACTTGTACACCATTTCCAGCCTTTGAAAATGATTTCTGTGCCTCTTGTGCGTCTTTTGCAGTATTGTCAAACGCATCGCCTAATTTATTGACATCGGTTACTGCTTGACCAGTACTTACTTTTATTTTAACCTCTACTTCTTGCGACATTTTTATACTTTTTTATGTGTTTGAATGCCTCTGAAAATGTTTCTGGCAATTTGTTTTTCCCCTTTGCAATTGAAATCAACTCACTATCGTGTTTGAAATCTAATTTTAGGCAATCTAATATCTGTTTTATCATTTTTTTTAGTCTTTAATTAATCTTACTGCAAGTCCAAAATACAATTCTTTCCAAGTTTCAACACAAGTTAGGGTTGAATTAAACATAACATTATCATACGCATTTTCAGAATCTTTTTGTGTAGAAGTCCAAAAATAAGCATCATAACCTACTCGATTAAAATCATTGTTTAAACTATTTGGCAATCCATAACGAAGACCAGAAGGATTTGCACTAAAAAGACTTGAATTATTTGCGTTATTTGGAGCAAACCAATACCCATCATTACCCTCAAGCGTTCCAGTAGATTTGAGTTTTCCTCCAGAAAGTGAACTGCCTCCTAATGTCGTTCTTAAAGTCTCCCATTCTGTTCTCGTAGGTATGTGATAACCTACTGGTGCCAAACCTCTTGAATCATTTACTGCATACCAATTGTATAATCTTCCGTAAATAGGCTCGGTGGCTGGGTCATTATTTACATAACACCAAGCACCAGTTTCTAATAATCGCCATTCTTCTGGGTCAGAAACATAAGGTATTGTCACACCGTCTGCGTAAGTTGTAACAGATAAATTTTGAGTAGTCCAAATTTGTTCACCTATTAAAATTTCAGTAATAACATTTATTTGTTCTAACAATCCAATGTCTGTCAGTAGTTCAAATTGTACCAGTCCAGTTGTCAAATCTGTTGTGAATGTATTGATTTTATATTTAGCATCACGTATAATGATACTATCGTTCAATTTAAGCGATGTTAATATGCTTGTCGGTAGTATGGCACTCAACTTAATTAATCGTGATTTATAATTGAAAATATTACTCAAATAATTTTCGTAATATTGTTTGTACAATCCATTTACAACTGTTTCATTATTTAAAGTAGACACTTGAGTAGGAAAATTCAAACCATAAATAGTCCCATTATCAAATAAAACTTCTTGTCCAAATGCTTTATATGTAAAATTTATACCTCCAATATAAAATTGAGGCACAGTTTGTGTTCCAGAATATTGGTAGTCAAATAAAATTGTAGGTTTTGGAATATATGATTTAAAATCTGTTTTTAAAGAATATCCAACTTGTAATTTTTCAATTAAATTATTAAAATTTAGATTTTCAAATGGTAATTTAATTGAATATTCCTCTCCGTCATTTCCAGTATTGTAAAGTAAAGAACCATATTCAATTCCATTTTGTGAATTAAAAGCTACATTTATAAATGACTGCGACTTCTCATATTGAAAGTTTATTCTTTTGTATGTTTTTACTCGATTTAAATCTTTTTTGTCTTGTAATACGTACTTTGTTATTTCTACATTATTTCCAGCATCGTAATAGCTTTGTAATTGCTCAATTGTGTAATTTATTCCATCTTCTGAAAAGCAAGTTAAATTAAACATTTTTAATATTCCAGAAAAGAAATCCTCAATTTTTATTTCTGGCATATATGAATTTAATGGTAATTTAGGAACTATTGTAGTTTGTGCTTGTGGGGATTTGCTCATCTCCATATAATTATTGTTCCCACTATAAGTAACTTGTAATTGATTATTTGCTTCAAATGTAATAGGTTGCTCGGATGATATATAAAAATTATATACATCATTTGGATTTACATTATTAATTGAAATTAACAAATCAAAAATTACTGTCGTACCTCCAGCCGTAGCATTTCTTGAATTTATTTCTCTGCCATTTTTATATAGACTTACTTTGTAAGGAAATCCATATCCGCTGGTAACTAAAACATTACATTTTGCACTATAATAATGAGTTGCTGAACCTATTAAAAATCTAAAACTGTAAGTTTCTATACTGCTGGAAAAAAAAACAGTTGATGATGGCGGATATGTAATAACTTGATTGAAAGTTATTTTTTGTGGTACTGAATAATAGCTAAATGTTTCCGCATTTTTTAACCACAAATAAGCATCCCTAAATCTCGTATCAGTTAAAAATGCTCCATCAAAATTGATTAAAAATTTAGTTTCAATCATATTAAATAAAGCCGATATTCTTATGGCTGGGAATAATTCATTATGTCTTATGCCATAAGTAGCAGATGCACCTATGTTGTTAGTGACTCCGTTTGAATCATCATAACTCCATAATCTGCTTGACGATATAAGAGGGAACATTACATCACGACTTGCAACATTATCAACTACTCGTGAATATACATTATTTGAAGTATAATCAATATCATAGTATGATGTGTTCAAATCTTTTAAATACAATCCATCAAATGTATCTTTTAAATTACCTAATATTCCTATAAAAGTAATTGAATAATTTTGTGCTTGACCATCGACTAAATTCGCACTTTCAAGTTGAATTTTTCCTTTTCGAAATGTGATAGTGTCTATTTCAATATAAGCATCTGACTTAACTAATGTACTGAATGGAGCATCATTTGAGTTGTCGTACCAATGACGAAATATTTTATTGTTTTGTACTGATGCTGGGACTGTAAATGTCTGACTGAAATCAGTAAAGGTTTTACTTATATCGTTGATGTTTTGAATAGAACTTGTTACAGATATTTTTTCATCGTCAAATAAATCAATTCGGTTGTATTCGTTTGTATCAACATCTTTTATATATATGGCTACTGTAAGCATTTAAATTGCGTCATTTATAAGATTAAAGGCATATTCGAACTCTATTTCATAATTTATGTTTTTGTCCTTTAAAGTGGTCTTTAAATCGCTTGACTGACTTTTAACTGTTACTGGTTTACCATCTAATAAAACAGTTTCAGATAAAAGTAAATCTGTTATCAATTCTGAATAGTTCTCATCAACAAAACCAGTATTCAATTTTATTGTCTGTTTTCCATTTGTATTAAAAGTTTTGAACTGACCGATTGCAGTATTGTAATTGATTGCACTTTGTGTTAATTTATAATCTGTTCCTTTTACTGAAATGGAATTGCTTTGTGCTTTGAAAAATGTAATAGTTTGCCATCCACCATAACGGTTTACAAAATCACAAAGTACTGGGCTATATTTGCATTCTTCAATTGGATAGGTAAAAAATGACGGTAAAATTGTAGGACTTCCAGATGCTGGAGTGTATGTAATTGTAACTTTGCATCCATTTACAAATTGATTATACGATTTTATAGGACTTATTGGTTGAGCTAAATTATATATTCCAGAAAATCCAACTGACAAACTATTTGTGTAATTATAAACAGTGCCATCTATTGTCTCATATTTCACATCAATAGTCGTGGTTGTAAATGTAGGTTTATCAATTAATAAATTAAAATATTGAATGTTTACATTTGGATATGAAGATTGAGAATAGTAATAATTATTAATATTTGTATTTGCTAAAAGTAAAATTTTTGTTTCAGTTGGATTTTGATAACCATCTGAATAATTTAAAAAACCATTTACCCCTACATAATCAGTACTACTACCCACTTGCGTATAAGTACTTCCGACTAATTTATATCTTTTAATTTGAAAAAATACCCATTCATTATTTTGCTCAACTGCTCCATAAAATGGCACATAAGTAGCTTTTATATTATCTATATATTCCTTTACATAATTAGACACATTGTAAACTGTACTTAATTGTGTTGTACTTGGATTTGATTTTGATAATGTATATGTTTTTAATGGTGAAGATGAACTACCTCCATATTGCCAAATTAATATATCAATCTTACTTCCTATTGAACCGCTCTCATTTACTTCAACAATAAATGGACTTCTAACTTTTACTACTTTCATAATGTGTGATGTATTGTGTCAATCAAATTTTCATCGATATATATTTCCTCTTTGCAAGTCCAAAGATTTACATATTGCGTTGAATTTATTTCTGTTTCGCTTTCAATTATAAAAGTTGGAATTTCATCTGCACCTTTGTATATTTTGACTATGTTCATTTTGTATTGAAATTTGATTTGATTAAAAAATTAACTGTGGATTGTACATCCAAAGCAAAAGCATCTTGAATAACATTTGACAATGACTTCATATTTGACTCAACTGCATTCGATAGGAAATGGTTTGGTGCAATACCTTGATGATAAACTGCCTCACGTACCGCATAAGGACTCAATCCTCTTTTCTGACTCCATTCTATGAAATGCTTTACTGATGGCTTTACACCCTCTTTAAATGAGTAAGGACTCTTGCCTCCTTTTTGCTTCCACAACTTTCCTCTGTTGTTTGTTCTTTTGAATGCAGATGTTGTTTTTCTTACACCTCCAACACCTCTCACACCCTTGTCAACAAATGCACCATAAGGCATCATTTTTATTCCAATCTCAATTGAGTTTTTTGACACCTTTGCACCTAAATTAGTCAATGTGTCTTTCAACTTTCCAGAATCAACTTTGCCACTACTTATAAGATTAGCTTTTGCGTCTGCAACTATCTTGTCGCTGAAATCATCAAGTGCCTCTTTTAAGTTGTCAATCTTTAACATTTGCTTATGTCATTTGGAACAGTCACATTGAATGTCGTTGAATATCCAGCCAACATTCCCTCCATTTCTTTATTGATAAAGTCAGATTGAATGTCTCCATCCAATTGCCAAATGTATTCATTGATGCTTCCCTCTCTCAATCTTGCAACCAATCGATTGATAACATACAACTGATTTGTCCAAATGTAGATTAGATTGTCATTTCCATAAATGTTGTCTGCTGGTAAATCTTTTGAAATATCAACGATGTCCACATTCACAACTGTAATCTGGAATGTCAATGAGTTTTCAGAATGGGTCACATTATCCATTGTGATATTTGCCAAAGGAAACATCGTTTGTTTCGCCAGATCCACTTCTGTCATTTCTCCAAGAGTAACTTTGTTACAGAATGGGTTTGAATCCAGTTCAGTTTTTATTGCATCAATCACTCTATAAATTGCCTCAACTCCTCTTAAATTATCTGCCATTTTTTCTTTGTATTTTTGTCAATTCCTCTGCCTCTTTTTTTCTCTTGTCTATTTTGTAGCAAAGATTATTCAAACAAGTGTGGATGTTTAGTTGTTCGATAGCCTCATATTTGGTAATGTCTCCTCCAGCCAATTCGTCAATTGTGCTATACCAATTCCAGTTAGTTTCAAATTCGGATGGCTCTGAAACTCCTTCTCCATCTCCGAAGAATTGAGGATATATTTCACACAATCCAAGCCTAAATTCCAAAAAAAAACCATCGCTCCGATTACTGCACTCAATGGCATCTTTCTAATGTACTGGTGATATTTGTCACCCTCGTACTTTTCAATGTTGTACAACCCATTTGATTCATTCTTGATTGGTCTGTACAAAACACCCATTGCAATATGCATTGCACTCCAGTCTGAAATATTACCATTCAAATCTAATAGTTCAGCATAAGTCATTTTGTCAAGATCCGGCATCCATCCAAATTGGATTCCATTCACTTCAAATCTCTCAACTCTTTCTGGTTGCTTTTCAAGAATATTGTCCAAGATGTCAGATATGTTTTCAACTGAATCGTATTCCATATTCATTATCTGCTCTCTGGATAACTTACAGAATATTTCAATCTTTTTTATCTTAAGATATTCCTCTGCATCTGGGAGTTTCTTTCTGCTTTCAATCTCTTGGTTGTATTCTTGATACTGAATCAATGTGATGTCATTTAGACTGCTTGGGATGACTAACTTCATATTGCTTGTTTATTTAAGATATAACGCATTTATTAATAATTTGAGAGGAAATGTATGAGCAAAAAAAAACACCCCATCTGGAGTGCTTAAAATGCTTTGTGTATTTTTTATTTGTTGAAGCAGTCGAGTAAATTTACAATGTCTAAATTTGTTTTGTTGTATTGGCAAATTACGCTTGATGTATTTACTGTCAAATACAATGGACTGATTACTTCCTCTTCTAATTCTCTTTTTAACTTTGCAATTAGACTTGGATATAAATGCTCTTCTGCTTCCATTGCTTGTAATACTTCTGGTTTTAATCTTTGTAGTAAGTTCATAATATTTTGTTTTAGTAATTAATTTAATTTTGCTTTTTTTAATCTTTCAATTACTTCGTCATAAGTTAAATTTATTACTTCAGATAATTTTGTGTCTGAAAAAAAATATAATTTGCACGTATAATTATTTTGTTCGGTAATACATCTAATATCATTTATGTCTATTAAAATTCTTTGTTTGCTTTCATAAGCAGTAAATTCAATAAAATTTTTCATATTAATTTAATAAGTGAATTAAACCATAAACATTTTTACAAATCTGATTTTTTGCTTTTATGCTTCTTTCTGTTCTTTGTTCTAACATTTCTGTTATTAATTTATTTTCTTCAATTATTGCTAACTTAACTGCTTCCATTGCATCTACTCCTTGAATCATTAAGTTAATTGCTCTTTCTTCGATTGATTTTGATAACATAATATTTGTTTTAGTGTTTCGCTTTATTGCTGGTACAAATATACAACTAAATAAATGTTATAAACAAATTTTTTATAACTTATTTTTAATCTTTTTTAAAATAATTTCTAACTGCTTGATTATCTGACTGAATATGTCCCACGATTTTTCAATTCTTTTATTGCTTGAATTGCCAATGCAAGTGATATGACACTATCATCGTGGATTCCTTGTGGTGCTGAATACTGAACATTTCGTGTTGTCTGGTTGTATATGTATGTGAATGCCTCCAGTTCATCAATCATCCAACTGGTGTTGAGAATCTGAATATCTTTCTGCTCAAATAAGACTGCCAAGTCTTCAATCATTATCGGCTTGGTTTTGCTTGATGTCACGAATGGATATATCTTTTGCCCACAGAGTTTCTTAAGCATCTCGAAAAAGACATCACCTTGATTGTTTACTTCGACATACACCTTTGCATTGTATTCATTTATCTTGATTGCTACCTTGTCAATTATTCGTGTCCATTCATCGTGTCTCCATCTTTCTGTGAATACGATTTGCTTGTGTTCGTTTATAATAGTCAAAACGGTGTAGTCATCTGCTCGACCTATGTCAAGACCTCCAAAGTATTTTGATGACTGTAATGGCTCACCAATGCACTCTCTGACATTGGCAAACAATCCACTCGAATTGTCGAGAAACTCGGCAAGGTATTCTTGTCTGAATATGTGATTTGGTAGTGACCTCTTTCGCTCTTCCAGATCCAGCTCATTGATGAATGGTGTGTCGTATGATGTGAAATGAAAGTATTTGTATCTGTCATCATAGTTTGGCTGGAGTGATAGTCTGTGAAAGTGATTCTTTCCTTTGGGTGTGCTTATGAATATCACCTTTTTGCCTTTGACCAATACGGTTGCAGAAAGCACCTCGCTCCAAAGTTCTTCTCTAGTGAAAGCAACCTCATCAATGATAAGATAATCGAATGTATTTCCTCGAATGTTGTCTGGTCTCTCTCCAGAGAAAAACGATATTGTACTGCCGAATCCTTTTACTGTCAATTCAGATTGGTTGAAATCAAAAAAGCCACTCGTTCTGGTAGCTTTTTCTAATTCTGAAAACACTTTCTTTCCTTGCTTGTATACTGGAGTCACCCAAGCGATATTGCAACCACGATGATTGATTGCCCAATACAACATCTGATTGATTGCCAACATCGTTTTCCCGAACTGTCTGCCAATATTCAGCACATAGTATTTGTATGGCTCATTATTGATTGAGTTGTGAATCAGTCTTTGGTTTGGATGTGGTTTATATCCCTTGATGCTATTCATCAAATTCAAACTTGGTGATGTTCACTTCGGTCTGTGTCTTTTCAACCAACCCATTCAATCTTTGTGTGATGCTTGGATTATACATTCCCGCCATTCCTCCCTCGATCTGGTCTTGTCTTACTGCTTTTTTTACACGTGAACAGATAGTCGAATAGTCAGAGTATTTATTATTACTATTTGCGAAATAATCGCTTAAATGCTCTATAATGTCTTGGTCTGCCAACCAGCATTCGAATCCCTCAATTGTGAGTGGTCTTTCTTTTTCTCTGAATACATCGAGAGCATCTTTCCCTACCCAATCTTTGACAAGGAATGGTCTGCTCTTTGTGTGTGTTTTGTATAGTTCAAAGTATTCCCAGAGTTTTTCTGGTGTCTCTATGTATTTGCTCTTTCCCATCTTTGTTTTTTTTAGTTGCTATTTACGCAATTGGTTATCTGTTCTATTTTTGATATGTCTTCAATGCTTTCAATCATTTTCATCAATAAGTACTTTGGGTCTATTGTTCCCATTACTGTGTCTCTTACATCGTTTAAATGTGGTTTGCGTCTTCGCACCTCTTCAAACATTCTCACGTTGTATAATACTGTGCAATGAGTCAATTTCTTTCCTTTTGAATTGAAATGGTCTTTCACTTTATGTAACGTAAATTTCAAATCTTTGTGTAGGATGTAACAAGCCATTGAGCGAATGTCAACCAGATCTTGTGTTCTTTTGTTTTCGTATATGTTCACACCACAAATTTGATTGATTGATTCACATATGTATTTTTCTTTATTCATTTATTCTGTTTTTAGTTTTAGTAATCTGTGGCACTGGATAAACATCTCACGAGCCTTGCTTTTGTATAATTTTTTATATAGTTCAAATACTGCTCTGATATAGGAATAATCGCTTAAACAGTCTGCAAATGCTTTCTTGCAGTATGCGTCACCATAACCCTTGCAGAAATTTACATTGTCTGCTGAATCACCCACAATCATTTGAGTATAAAAGTTTCTCTTTGCCTCTGCTTCTGTTATAGTATAAAAGCACTGGTGCTTGGAGTGATAGTTGTACATCAAACAAGGAAGTTGCTTGTAATCTTTGTCAATCGAAACTATCACGACTTTGTCTCTTCCCATTATTTCTGTTAGATTGCTCCAGTAGGTTGCAACCAAGTCATCTGTCTCAACTCCTTTTCCTTGTTTACTATCATAAGCATATATGACATAGTTGTGTAATTCTGAAAGGATTTCCGGTATGTCTCTTTTTACTCTGTTGGCTTTGTATGTCTTCGATATTTGCTTTCTGAAATTACCGATGGCATTGCTGAATGTGATGACTCTGTCAATTTCGTGTGTCTCCTCAATCCTATTGATGATTTGCATATACACCTCATCAAATTTTAGTTTGGCATCATTTAGGGAATTTAATCCATCGTCTTCTGGATGCTCTTTTTGGCGATAGCAACTCGACCAAACAAGACTGTCTGCATCTACAAGCACTATCATATCGTTATAAGTCTTGTGATTTCCTCAATCTGTTCTTTTACTCTTTTGTCTGTTTCTATTCTTGCCTTGTAAACCATCTCAACTATGTGTGGCAAGTCTGTGAATAATGTTTCGCAGTTCCAAACCAATTGACCAAAATCTCCGTCAGCATATAATTCTCCATTTGAACAACTCAATGTGTGAGTTTCTGCTATGTACATTTGTGTTTCTGCTATGTACATTTGTGTTTCTTTCTCTTGCCATTCTACTTCAATACCGTTGAAATATTTTTCAATTGCTTCTGTGATTGGGTGTCTTCTGAATCCAGTTTCCTCTTCGATAAATTTGATTAATTCCTCTTTCATTTTTTGTGTTTTAGTGTTAGTTTAGTATTTCTGAATATTCATAGTATGCATCGTAAAATAAAGTATATGATAAATGTGGAAATTTCATCATCATTTTCTGTCTGTATGCTTCTGCCTCATCTTTCGTGAGTTGTAAGGTGTGAGGATATGTTTCCTCCAGCAACACCCATTGTCTGTCTTCTGAATCAGTCTTCATATTTTAAATATAATTCATAAACCATTTGGGAATCGTGATTCAGTTCGTCAAGTTGGTCGCCATCCATTGGCAAACCATCATAGTCTGCTGAAACCACATACATATCTGAAAAGTCTTGTGCATCCTCCCAGACTATTCCTCCAAATTCTATATTGTCAATTAGTTCAAATTTCATCTTTAAAAGTTTTTATGTTTATTCTGGCTCTTTTAGGCTCTTGTTTTACTTTCTGAATGTGAAATGTAATGTCGATGTGAGTTAGTTCTTTGTCTCTTAAAAATAAGGCTTTCATTTGCCAGTATATTTCTTTTAAATCTTGCTCACTCATAATATGATTTTATGCTTTTTATTGCCTCATCAATGAAATCATCATACATAGGGTGTATTAAATCCTCTGCATCAATATCATTCAATGTGATGTTGTAAATTTCAAACTCTTCTCTCTCTTCTGGGTCTTGCCAAGTTGCCGGTCTGCCCGATGTGTAATTGTATTTAAAATCAAAGTCAAATCCTCGATAATTAAATGAATGCTCTTGTGTCATAATTTTTGTTTTAGTGATTTATATTTTAAATGTTTCTTTATAGTATTGTTCTTTATCAAGTGGATTAGAAAAAAAAGCATTATTATATCCTTGTTGATATGAATCAATAATCTGTTGTTTTTCTAATTCAAAAAACTGATAATAATCATTTATAAATTGTCTGCCCTCTAATGTGTTTGTGTTGAATAAATTTGGATGCTCAATTTCTAATTTGCTAAATAATTCTTGAATTGGTGTTTTCATTTGTTTTAGTGTTTTGATTAATTATACTGCTCCTCTAAATCTAATGTCAATTGTTGAACATTTCCAAACAACATCGTTATATCTTAATTTTCCATTCCATTGATAATAAACTCCCTCTTCGTCATTGCATTCAGTTAAGTAACCAAGTTTTTTTGCTTGTATGAATGCTTTTAATCTTATACCATCAACCATATTTTCATTATCATTCACGCAAATAATTCTCCAAAGCCTCCCACATTCAGTAATCAATTTCGGCTCTAATACGATTGGTGTATTATATGAAAATGTTCTTTTTTTACCTTGCAAACATTCGTCAAAATTATCAGTACCAGCCTTTATTTTAGCCTCGCTCAAGTCTTTTGACAAATTTTTGTAGTAAGTAGCAGTTATTCTATTGTAAGATGCACCAATGCCCAAGTTAATTAAATCGCTTTCTATATCCCAAAGTGTGTAAAATGTACCTCCAAATCCAATTGTTTTCATAATGTTTAAATTTTAGTGATTGATTTTTTAATTTTCACCAAAGATAAACTAAAACTAATGTTATAAACAAATTTTTTATAAGTTATTTTTCAATTATTTTCTAACTCACTGTATCTGTTGATTATAGATGCTTGGCTTTCTGAAATAAAGTAAACATTTTTGTTTATTATATCAGTCCTATTAAATTTTTCTGTGGTCTTGCAACTAACAAAATCAAGTTTTTGGAGTTTCAAAGTATCTAAATGATAAAGATAGTTTCCTTTGCAGTCAAACACATAATAAAACTTCATACATTTTTCCCTCATTAGAGCATCGTATTTAAACTGTTCCAAAATTTTGGTCTGGTAGTATGCGTGACGCAATTTAAACTCAACAACGCAGTCAAATCCTTTCGGTGTCTTTCCCTTTGCATCGTAATGCTCCATTCCTCCTCCGCACCATTCTAATTCCCAACCATCCAGATTCATCAATTGAATTATTCCTTGCTCCCATTTGTGGTGTGATGTTTCATTGCTCATCGTCTTCTGTTTTTACTTCCCAGTAGTATTCACATTTGCCATCTTTAATCGGTGGCTTTAAAAAATAAGATTGATAGTGCGGAGTTGGTATTGCTTTGTACCGATAGCAAGTCTGTACTAACTCGCAATAGTTTCCATTGCACATTGTAATGTCTGGCATAGTGTTCGTTATTTAAGTGTTTTTACTTTGTTTTGTTTGAAATATCATTCATTGCGGTGATTATCGCCTTTATTCACCGCTTTTTTAAACTCATTAGTATTTTTGCTCTGTGCTTGGATTCACATTTGTCATCGCAATATAGGGAATCGGTGAATCCAATATTTATAATCTTGCTACAAAGATGACAAAGTGTTGCTCCATTTCCGTTGTTGAATTTGTGGATTGGTTTTATCATTCGATTAATTTGTCAATGTTAATGTTATGCTGGTCGAGTATTTCATTTATTCTTTTTGCATAAGCATCTATTCCATCAAATACATCATTATTAGTGTTGTGTGAATTTTCAAATATACGTTCTAAACTCTTACGCAATTGCAATATATCAAACAAAGCACAAGCCATATCTAATGACTGATTTGCTCTATTAAACTCCATTTGTTCATCGGGTAAATTAAATATTAATCTTGCTTCCATTCTGTTCCTTTTTTAATTAAATAATACCATAGCCAAATAAATTTTGGTCTTATGAACTCATAAGCCATCCAGATCATTAACCATTTCATAACTGTTCAAATTTAGCATTTAACTCATCAATGAACTGCTGGATTCGTGTCGGGTTGCATTTACATACATAGTCAACCTTGTGATTGAATTCTCTTGCGTGAATCTCACACACCATTCTATATTCATCATTCTCTAAATAGGGTCTGTTTTTCTCTCTAAAATTTGCCCACCATAGTTTGTCGTCTTGTGTCATTTTCTTTTAATTTTAATTTCAAATTCATTCAGTTTGTTTTTTCGGATGTCGCATTTACAATTTGGATTAATCTTTTTTACTACCCACTTGATGCCAGTCTTTGTGAATATCCATTCAAGTCTGTCTCCCCATCCTAACTCTGCCCAGTATTCTTGAAACTCTTTTTTCATTGTAGTACGTGGTTTATTGCAACAATCAACAAAATTGCAGTCATTAAACAAATACCAACCTCGCAAATGAATATCATCCAATCTCTATTTTCCATAAGTTCTGTTTTTAATTTCGATAGCAACATCATTCCAATAGTTGCAATCCTCTGTTTCGTTGTTTTTTCTCGTTTTATAAATCAATCCATTGACAACATTTTTTACATAGTCAATTGGATATTTGTTCAGCAATAAAATTGCTCTTTCCGGTGCAGTAAATTGATTATTTAATCTCATTTTTGATTTGGTTTTTTATGATTAATACTGTATTTCTTAAACTCCAGTAGGTGATTCCAACCTCTTGACTCAATTTTGTGACTGACATTTGCTCAACAAATATCTTGTCAAATATAAACTTGATATAAATTAGATTTGCTTTCTTTCTGTTGTAGTCTTGGATGCTTTCTATTTCTAAATTCAATCTGTCAATCCAAATGTTTTTAGCATCGTTTTTAAGGTGATATTCTTTCTCGGTGTATTCTGTCTCATCTTGAATAAAATCATCGCTTAAATCGACTAAAAATTGTTTTTTGCTTTTCCTCAAATCATCATAGTACATATTTTTCAAAGTGACATAAATGAAATAATAATTTACATCATTTTCGTCATACATTAAATCGTTGTCTTTTCGCTGACTATAATTGAAAATCTTGATGTACATCTCTTGCACGTAGTCTTCTGCAATATCATCTGGACATCCAAACGATTTAATGTATTTCAACCATTGTTCGTGCTTTAAGCATAGTACATCAAGAATATTTTTCATTTAAAGGAAATTTAATTGTGATTCTTTGATTGTTTGGAGGATGCTTTTACCATTTAAAGCAAAGCCAACATTGTTATGCATCGCAGTCAATAGGATTGGCTCATCGTATGGTGTCGGAATTCCTCCAGTTTCAACCTCTTTGACCTTTCGAATGTGAATCATTGTTTGATTCCATAGTGTGCTATGACCTACCAATCGATGAATAACAATAAAGTCATCGGCTCTGTTTACGAACTTGCCACCACCCTCAACATCGTTTGCCATTGGTGGTTGTGGGAATCCAGCAAAAGGATGATTCTGACTGTACAACATTCGTAATGCAGTTGTGTTTGCGTGAGTATTCAACCATATTGAGACTTTGTTTTCTTTACAGAACATTCGCAGTTCAGTACACGCTTGATAATCATATTCGTGACCACCAAGATTTTTCATCATTTCTTGGTCTTTTGCGAGTGAGTTGTATGGGTCGAGCAGTATGCCATCATAATTGAAATCCTTTTTGATTTTGCCGAATACTTCTATTGCAGAAATGTATGTGTACATTACTGAATTGTCAATGAACTTGAAATGCAAATTGATGAAATCGGTGTGTGTTTTAAAATTAGAATCCGAAACCAAATTGATTGGTGTCTCATCCAAAAACTCGACCAACTTTCTAATCAAAGAATAGGAATCATTCTCTGTGCTACATATCAACCATTTTTTTCCATTCTTGAGAGAGTATGCTAACATCAAATAAAGAATGGATGTTGTTTTACCTACGTTTGCGTGACCCAGAATGATGTTGAAATTTGATGGTTTAAATCGAATGTAATTGTCTATTTCTGGAATTCCTAATCTGTACCCCTCTTTTAATTTTCCGCTCCTTATATCCTTTAAAATAGATAATTGTTGTTTATAGTCTATTAACATTTTGTTTTAGTGATTAAAATAAATTTGTTTGATTAATATTATTTTGTTTTTCAATTCCTTTTGCAATATTAAAGATAGTTAATCCAGCTTCATAGTCAACAAGATTTCTTGCTATTTTATCGACTCTTTGCTCTCCTTTGTATTGTCTAAAATCATAATCGTGAAACATACACCACTGGTCAACCTCATTTTTGCTTTCCATTGATATTGATTTTCTTTCTCCCAGATTGTTAGGCAATATAAAATTTGTCCAGTATAAATGTCTGCCTCTTTTTTGGGCCGGAATTAAAGGTGTGTAAAATG